ATGATAAGTGCTTTAATCTCTTCCGCCGATACGACTTTGCGAAACTCCTTTAGTGCCGCAACTCGGTACAGGCTTGCGACGGTATCGCCATGTAATCGAGACAGTTCAGCAGTCCTTGCAATCGCAACCAGCGGAGTCTGTAACGCCTGCCCGAATGCAATGGCCTGTTCCTCAGTAAGTATCAATTCAGCTTTCGCCATTGTTCAATGCTTTCAAAAATGCTTTAACAACTGATGGCTGCAACGCTGCTGCCATGTCTCGAACTCTCCACTGCGCGGCATCGGCTAGCCTTAACCGCTTGTGCTTCTCAATCCTTGCACGCCAAAACGGGTTTGTGATCGGTTCGCGTTCGTCGTCGCGATACCTTGCAAACGAATCAACAACGTCGTATGTCCGCAATCCCAGATGCCATGTGTCGCCCGCTGTAGCTCCAAATGCTTTGCCGTCGCGGATATTGCGATCGTGCCTGATTGCGTCCGCGTATTCACGCGATGGTGTGAAACTGATGCAGATGACCTCGCTCATCGCCCGTTCCTAATCTGTCTGCAGAACTCCGCAATCAGCAGAGCATCCGCATTAGCGTGAGTGATCTTCGTCGACGGCCAGAGCCGCTGTGCAGCCGCCTTGCTCACGTTCTTATCGCCCTTGGTCAGGCATCGCATGTGCTTCTGCCAAACCTGTGGCCGATAGGATTCGTAAGGCACTTGCAATGCCGTCAGGATGCCGATCAGGAAGCCAAACGATTTGCCAAACTTGAACGTTGATGAGACGCCCTGCTTGGGCATCGCGTTGACTTGCTCAATCACTGCTGCCAGTTCGTGCGACAATGCCAGATCACGAATCCAGTTTGCCAGTTCGTGTTCCGTGCTGTCGTTCTTGATCCAGCAAACATTGCCCGAACCAAATACGACTGCAATGGCTCCCGATGCTCCCGGATCAATTCCGATCCATGCTGGTAGTTTCATCCCTGCCCCCTCAATACGCCCCTGCCACCTGGCAACATCCGAGTCGAACACTGACGAATCTGTGAAGGCCGATGTAGCCCTTTGTTCTGCGGGAGATCTGGCCGTTCCATGCGGATTGCTTCCGCCATCCCGATCGTTGTTTCCGTGCCCCAGATCTCTTCCACGGATGGATCTCGTGTCATTGGCTTGTGACCTGTCGGAGCGTGTAGCCGTTTTGATTTCTTCCCGGCCTTGCGTCGTGTCATTGCGGTTTCCTCCGCATCAGTTCGCCGGGAAGTCGTTCACCAATTCGAATCACTGGCACAAGCGGAGCGATTGGAAACGCCTCTGGATTGAAGCCAGTTTCCCGAATCGCGTCGTGAATCTCTTTGCGATCAATCCTCACGCTTTTCGATGCTGTGAAGCCGAGCCGTGCGTGGTTAGTTCCAATCGTGTCGACCAGCTTGACCACGATTGTTTCTTCGCCGACCGTGATAATGATTTCTTCGCTGACTGATCTTCGAAGCACTAGCATTTGAAGTCCTTTCGTTAAGAATAAAAACCTGCGAACAGTCTCGACGTGACTGCTAAGAACGTCGAACCCTTGGTGACTGTTCGCAGGAGTACAAAATCAGAGCCTGCCGCGCCTTCATTGGCTTGCGGGGGCCAGCCGTTGAAAATCATTTTCCAATGCAGCAGGCTCTGAGGGAGATTCGCCCGCCGCCGTTGACAGCGGGCCGGACAGAAACGATCTGCCCGTTCCGATTTAATCCGGTGAACCCTTGCTCTCGCCGGTTAGTAAGTTGGTGGGTAGTTGTCTCTCGCCCACTTGTTTCCACGCTTGATCTGGCTTCGCTCGTCAGCGAGTTGCGATGATCCAGCCGCGAACCACGCCAAGACGATCAGTAGAGCTGTTGCGATGATTTCATTTAATAGCGGCATAATTGTCTCTCCTAACTTGTTGAGCGTGTTTAATGGCGTCGCGTGACATTTCTTTTCGCAGGCATCCGCATGACTTGGTTTCACCGTTTACGATTCGATGCCGTGCTGTCAAAACGATGTTTCCGCATTCGCATCGACACTTCCAGATTGGTCGCCCGCCGCCTCCTGACCGTCGAATCTTGATGACTCCCAAGCAAACAATCGGAGTCAATCGCGAATCCTTATGTGGCACTGGTGGCTTCGACTTGCTTTGCGGAATGATCATTTCCCGTCCTTTGCTTCAAACAACTGCCCGCCATCTCGCTCCGCATCCAGCCGAATGCACAGGTCTTCGTTTCGCTTAATCTCGTCAGCCCGCTTTCGGAAGTTGTCAAGCTTCTTCGCGTACTGCACAGGATCAACTTTCAGGTCGGAGCAAAACCGACCACAGCAGGCTTCGGCCAACTCGCTGCTCGTCATTGGTTGCCCGTGTTCGCGGAGGACTTCCAAGCATTGCAGTTGACGGGCTGTCACTGTTGGCTGGATTCGTTCGGCGGCTTTGTGGCTTGTTACTGGATCGCTGTGGCGGGCGATTGGGGCTGTTGCTTCGGGGATGTCGAAGAGGGTTAGTTGACTCATGTTGCGACCTCCTCAAGTTCAGCGTCATCCATTTCGAACAGTGCTTTCTGCGGGTCTGCCTTTTTTGGCTGGCAAGCTGCTGCGAGATTTTTTACAGCCTGTCTGTAATAACTCGTTTTCAATTCGCACCCTACGCCGCGACGACCCTGAATAACTGGTGCATATACTTCTGATCCGACTCCCATGAATGGAGTCAACACAACGTCTCCGGGATTAGTCCACATCTGCACGGCCCGTGCGATTACATCCAATTGCAAAGGATGCTGGTGCCGCTCGTCGCCTTCGTCCTTCGACTCCTCGTATGGCAAAACGTTTTCTATCCTGATGTCATCCCAAAACGACGACGCATAGTGACGCCAGATCCAGTGGCTGTACCGATTCTCAATCTGGTTTCCTTTCCATCCCTTCAGCTTCAACAGTTCTTTCGGTATTTCACGTTCTCCGTGATACTCAAACAATCCGTTCGGATGAGTGACTGGCTCTGGATTGACTCCGCGTTTTCTGAACGGAATCAGGTAGTCGGCTGATGCGACATTCGTCAAAGTTGCGTCCTCGCAAATCTGCCGATGTGCCAGTGCTTTGCTCATTGTGCGATTGCGAACAGCAAGTGGTTCTTTCCAAATGCAAATTCTTGGAAGCATCTCGAACCCAAGCGACTCATGCAGCCTAATAATGTCGCCCGGAAAATCTGTGTACCCGCAAATGTTGGCCCCTTGCTTTGGTACATCCATGCAATGCACTGCCGAGATTCGACCGGGCTTCATCGCTCTGTGAATCTGCTTCACAATAAATCCGTAGTGCTCAAAAAACTCGTCGTATGTTCGTGCGTTAGACAAGTCGCGAACGCTGCTGCTGTAGTTGTATAAACACCCTCCGTTCTCAGTCGCAAACGGCGGCGAGTAAATTGACATGCCGACCGACTCGTCTGGTATCGACTGCAGCACTTCGGCTGAATCGCCGTTGTAAATCGCGTACTGATCGCAAATAACTTGATCCATTACAGCCATGACGGAACCTGCTCTTTCTCCGGGAAATAATCACTCGACACTAGGTGCATACTGTCCTGCATATGAGCCACGAGACTCTGAAACATTCGCTGCACTTGCTGCTTCTTTCGGTCGAGGTTCTCAGCGATTTTTCGCTCGCCCTCACTTAACACCATGTCGATTGTTACGGGATTCTTTTGCCCGAAGCGGTAGCATCGCCGCACGACTTGGTAGTACTGCTCAAAAGAGTGACTCGGAAAGATCACCTCGTGATTGCAGATTTGAAAGTTGAGTCCCCACGCTCCAATCTTAGGCTTGCATACCAGCCGACGAACCTGGCCCTTTGCGAATCCAAGCAGGTATTCTTCCTTCTGCTCATCACTCATTGATCCCTTGACCTGCACGCAATCGTCGAGCATCTTTTCAAGCAGATCACATTCAGGATTCAGTTCGCCCCACAACGCCGTAGATCCGTTGTGATTGTTCGCCAGTTCGACAGCCTTTTCGCATCGCTCTTTGATCGTTACGCGGCGTTCTTCTCGCTCCTCTCGCATATCGTTTGCTGACATTGCGAAAAGATTTCCGGCTCTTGCCTTAGTGCATTCGATGATGTGTGCTCGCTCGGTCAGTGGCGGAAGAATAAATCGACTATCATCAAACCCGAGGTCAGAAGGTTTTTGAATTGATCTTGCCCACGAGCAAACCCACGACCAAAACGGTTCTTCAGCGTGACCGCGAAAACGGTATTTTGTGCGGCCCCATCCGTGATGATCCTTTGACGTTTCCTGCTTAAAAAACTTCGTGATCATGTCACGAAACCCGAGCAACCCAAGTGCCTCTGATGACGTGCCAAGTTCCCAGAAATCGTTAGGGGCGGCCGTTGCTGTGCAGAGCAGTCGAAATTGAATTGTTCGCATGAACTCGACGACTGTTGCTTTTCGCTCGCTCTTAAAGTCCTTTATTCCGCTTGATTCGTCGCAAACGACACCAGTAAACGAAGCTGGATCGAACTTATGAAGTTGCTCGTAGTTTGTGACAACGCACTGCGTGCTTCCGTCGTGCTTTCCGTCGCGAGACCGAACGGCCTTGATGCCGAATCTGTCCGCTTCCTCGACTGTCTGAGCACCGACAGCCAGTGGCGTAACGATTAATACAG